GTATGCGCTGAAGCCAAATACAACGGTGCGGATCGCAATGTTGCCATCGGGCTGCTCGAAGCGTACGTACAAAGGAGCGCCGCCGTTGTCTTCCCAAATGTAGGACTCGGAAAAGTTACCCACGACGATTGCGGTTTCGTTTGTTCCGGTGCCGAGGTTGGTTGGCATGTTTGCGTCTTCAATGACTGGAATTCCGAGAAGGCTGAAGCGCGAGTCGTAGCCTGGCTGGTCGTAGGTGCCTGGTGCGTTCATTGGTCCACCGGAAGATGGGACAATCATTGGGCGGTTGCTTCCGTCGACGGCTTTGAGGAGTGCTCCTGCCATTGATGGGTGCATCACGATGTAGTTTGCGCCGCTGTAAAAGTTTGTGGCTACTGCTTGTACTGCATCGATCAACTTTGGCCAAAGTTCAAGGTAGGTGGGCGATGCGTCTGTGTACGTCACGGCGTTGATGCCGGTTGTGTTCAGAATGCCGCGGTGCTCGCCGCTTGAACCGGATCCGTTGAGTGCTAATCCATCAAGTTTTGACTGGTATGAACGGATCGAGTCTCCGAGGAGTTGTGTTTCTACGCCGGTGCCGCGTAAAACGGCCTGCTTGGAAAGGTCAAACATTGCAGCGACTGTGTTCACGTTGACGGTGAGCAGTGTGTCGTCTGGACTTGATTCTGTTGGTGCGGTGTTTTCCGATGCCTGTACGTATGAAGTTACGCCTGTGGTCAAGCGGCCAATGTTCACGGTCATTCCGTTTGCTGGCAATGCTGCCTGTGTCGAAATGTCGAGCGTCTTGCGTCCTGCGCGGCGTAGTGGTGCGAATTCTGAGACAAGGTATTGCGGTACTACGAGGCCGGCGAAGTTTGACGATCCGCTATCGCGCTTTTCGATGGACTCGCGCTGGTAGCGCTGGATGCGCTCACGTGCTTCGTATGAACCGCCAAATTCGGCAGCGATCGCGTCTGCGAGGAAGTCGTTGTGGCTGCGCTCGTGGTATGTGGGCTCTTCTGAAATGACGCGGGCTGGTGCTGCGCTGCGTGTTTCGGTCACTGTGGAGTCGACTGTGGCGGCGAGTTCTGCTGCTTTTGCTTTGCGCACTTCGATGTCGGTGATTTGCTCGATGCGCTCATCGAGTTTGTCAATTTCAAGTTTTAGTGCTTGAACGTTTGCGAGTTCAATCTCTGTGATGTCGCGGCCTTCTTCGGCTGCGCGTGTAAGTGTTGCTTCAATGATGGCGCTTTTTGCGGCGCGTGTTTCGTGAAGGTTGCTAAGGAATTGGTTAGCCATGATGGTGTTTCTCCTGTTGTGTGGCTGCTTATTGGGGCGGGGTGCCTAGTCGCTCGCCGGAGAGGGTGCCACGATCGTGGGGTGCTGCTCTCGACTCGGTGGGGTGCCGATTGAGTTTCATTCTAATCGCGGTTAGTCGCCTTGCACAAGGATGCGTAGCGTGTCTGTTCCGCTGGCTACTAATGCCCACAAAACTTCGCCGGCTGGAATTGTCAGCGCTTGTGGGACGGCGTTTTTTTCTGTAAGCAGTCCGTTGGTTGTTGTTACGTCTTCGCCGCCAATGTAAACGGTGCCTGCTCCTAGTACGTGGAGCCAAACCTGGCGCGTTACTGGTTCGGCTGCTATTACTTCCGCCGCTGTGGTTGTGACGGTAAATGTGCGCGACTTCATTTTCTAATTGCTTTGAGTATTTCGTCTAGTTGATCGAGGTTGGGTGTTGGGGACTGTTCGCGTACTCCAGCGACTTGGGCGTTGTGGCCGTATGCGCCAAATGTGACGAGGCTTACTTCTGCGAGGTGCGCTGCTATGCGTTCAACGACTCCGTCTTTGCGGCGGTTGTCTTTCAATGGTTGGAAGCCGATCGAGAATTCGCTGAGCGCCCCATCGCGTACGAGCTCGAGGACGTCGTCTGAACGTGAGCCTTTGCTCACTCGGAATTCTCCGTATAGGCCGTTAGCGTCCTCGCGCAGCATGGTGGCGCGGCCGATCGGTAGTGCGCGGGCGTCGTGGCTCACTAGCAATTTGACGCGGTGCGCTGCTGGTATTACACGCGAAAATGCGCCGCGTCGAAAGACTTCGGTCAAGTTGGGTGTAATGGCTTGTTCTACGTCGTATGGCACGACGATGCCGCAGATGGTGCGTCCGTCTCCTTCGCCGCGAATTTCTAGCGTCGTTTCGTAGGCGCGGTTTTCAATGTTCATAGTTCTAGTTCCTCTGGTTGTGTTTCTGTTGGGACTCCCAATGGCGGAAGGTCTTCTAGTTCTCGTATTTCATCTACGGTTAGAAAGCCTGCGTCAAGGGCTAGTTTGTGCGCCTGGTATCTGGTGTATGTGTCTGCGCGGAGCAGGCTGTCATAGTTGAACTTGGCCTCTTGACCGCGCGGCAGGTAGTCGGTAAATGTTGACTCGATGCGGGTGGTGATCGGCGCGATAGATGTGCGTAGGTATTCGAGGCCCTGTGCTTCTACGTTGGTGTAGGTGCGCGATGTGTTTGGTGCTCCGACCATGTTTCCTGGTACGCCGACTATGTTTGCCGAGTCGGAGACCGCCATGTTTCGTGCTTCTACAAGTTGCGAGTCGTTTGCGTTTGCGGTCAATGGCTCAATGTCTGTGGAGGCGTTTAGGATCGCTGGAATTCTTGACTTCCCGCCGTAGTGCTCCATCCACTTTATTTTTAGAAGGTCTGCTTCTTCTTCTGTCAAGTCGGGGTTGCTTGACTTGATCGCGTATGACGGCATAGCGCCGCCGTTGAAGTACCGCGCGGCGTATTCCATTACTGCGACCGCTGCTCCTACGCCTTGCCGCTGTGCAGCAACGATGCCTATGCCGGCTACGTCTCCAGGAAGGCTAAATCCTTTAATGTGGAAAATCTGATCGGAGTTGTATTCGACTTCATCAATTCTGAAGTACTTCCTGCCGTCTCGCTTGTAGATCGTCACGCGTTCTGGTGCGACTGGATAGATGGACTCTGGGTAGCCACTCGGCCCTGGTTCGCCCAGGATGGCGACGTAGTTGCCGTTCAGAATTAGAGCCGCGACCATTGCGCTTATCGTTTCGACTCGTGTTTCCAGCGGGTTTGGTCGTTCTAGCAGGCGCGGCGTTGGTTCTAGTTTTTGATCGTTCCTATACGCGTGTAGCGGCATTACGCCTACGGAGTCAGCAATCATTGTTGTTGCTCGCCAAATGGCCGGTACTGAAAGCGCCGACTCGGTGTTCACATTCACGCCGGCGTAGTTGTCGAAACTTGTGCGCGTGATGCGGCCGTTGTTGTCGACGTAGGCGTTGCGCTTTTCTGGCCTGTTCTGAAGTAGGCGGTTCAGCATTTCTAGTTTCTTTCTACCGCTATACCAAAGACGACTAGTGCTACGCCGGCGAAGGCCATCGAGACTGGTATCGAAAGAAAAGCGATGCTCATTGTGATGATTGTAGTTCCTGCTGCTTGTAGGACTGTGGCTAGGTGTTTCTTCATTAGTAAATTCTACTCCTGGTTGTTTCTGGTGGTCTTCTGTTTGTTGCGTGGTGGTAAGCAAGGGTGCTGGCAAATAGTGGTGTTAGATCGGCTGTCTCTACTGTGCGAGACCAAAGCCAGCCCGATGCCATCTGTTTCCTTTTTGCGGATTCAATTGCTGCGCTGAGCGATGTGTGTGGTCTTATGCGGATGGCGTCGTCGAGGACTGCGTCGTAGAAAATCCCGCAGGCCGCTGTCATGTCGCGCAGGCTGTATCTGGTCACCGGCAGGCCGCCTGTTTCTAGTCTGTCGACCAAACTGTTAGCGGGTGAATACCCATCCACGACTAGTGCTCCTTTGTTTTTGCGCCAAAGTTCTAGCGCTCGATCTACTACCCAGGAAACGCCTTCGCGGTGGTCTATTAGTTCGACGCGGCCTGTTTCGTCTGCGACTGAAATGGCCGCCCAGGAGCGGTCCATTGCTACGTCGATGCCAAATGAAAGCGAGCCGGATGGCGCTGTTGTTGGATCCATTACGCGTTGCACGTATTTTGCGGGGATCGCTGCGTCGTCGAGGACGGTCCATTGGCAAAGCATCGCGCGTCTGAATTCGCCCTCGGTCATTGTGCTGCGGGCGTGTGCCACGACGCGTTCGTCGATCGTGTGGCCTAGTGCGGGGATGGTTTTCCACCAGACGTTTGGATCGTCGATGTCGTCGTCTTCGTGTGCGCTGAATTCGAAGTATGCGACGCCTTCATCGATGCCTGCTTCTACCATTGCGCGGCCTTGTTCCACTTTGCGTTTTAGGTAGAGCGATGCCTGGGTGCCGGCGGTGGAAATGACGAAGAGCTGCGCGTCGCGCTTTGTGGCCATTGCTGGAAGGAGCGCTCCTTCGCGGCGATCGTCTTCGTCGCTAAAGGCTTCGTCAATTACGCCTAGCGAAATGACGCGGCCGTGGCCCGCTGTTGGTGTTGAAGGCATTACGTCGATGCGGCTGCTGTTTTTGAAGTGGACGGATTCCATTCCTGCTCCGCGATAGATGCGTTTTACCGTGGCGGCTAGTTCGCTGTTTTCTATCAGCGGCACCTGGTCGTCGACTAGTTTGCGCCTTGCGTCCCATCCAGTTTGGGCGGTGTATCCGATGGTTTGCGGGGATCCCCAAAGAAGGGCGCGGTGTAGTTCCATCGCAAGCATCAGGCTGGTCTTCCCGCACTGGCGTGGGACTAGAACGTTTAGTTCGCGGTAGATGGGGCTGCCGTCTGTGTTCATTTCGAGCGCTACGTCTGCGACCAATTTTTGCCAAGGCATTAGCGGTGTTCCGAGGCGTTTGGCGATCGCGGCTACTTCGTCACCTCTGCTGCGACGGCGTTTGTTTCTTTTCGTTGCCCACCTCGGACTGGATCTGCTTGATGAGTTGTTCGAGTGGGTCATTTGTTGTTTCTGCTTCTTGTTTTAGTTTGTCTAGGAGTTTGAGGTAAATCTCTGACTGCTCCTGGGTTACTTTTATTAGTGGATTCACAATCGGGTTCCTGAAGCCGCGCACCAGGAGGCCGGTTGTTTCAATCTGTCGTTTTGCTTCGTAGTAGAGATGCGCGGCGTATGCCGTCATCGCGACTAGTTCTGCGACGCTGTGTCCGGCGTTCTTTATGTCGCAGCGCTCTGCGAGGTCGTCGTAAATTTTGCGGGCCTCTGAACAGAGCGCTGCGATGTCAGGTGCGACCTGGGGTTGCGCTGGTTGTTTTGGCGAGGCTCGCTTTTTTCTTGGTGTGTTTTTCCCATCGGGCGATGATGACGTCGGCATAGGTTGGATCCATTTCCATTGTGTAGCAGGTGCGGTTTAGTTGTTCAGCGGCGATTAGCGTGGAGCCGCTGCCGCCGAAGGGGTCCAGAACGATGGCGGTCGGTTCGCTGCTGTTGGCTAGTAGACGCGCAATCAATCGGATCGGTTTCATCGTAGGGTGCTCCGCGTTGCGGTGCGGTTTATCTTCTCGAATGACGGTGCTGGTGTAGCGGGCTTCCTCAAGGATCCGCAGAAGTTCGTTCTTCTTCATTTGTTCTAGCGGTACTTCGTCATCTATGACCGTTACCTTGGTGCGGGCTCCGTACCACTTATGCGATGCGCCTGGTTTCCATCCGTAGAGAATGGGTTCGTGTTGCCAGTGGTAGTCCTGGCGGCCCATTGCGAAGGTGTTTTTTACCCAGATGAGTACTTGCTTCAATAGAAAGCCGGCGTCCGTGAATTGGTTCCTAAATTGATGGCCGCTGCTGTCTGCGTGAAAGACGTAAATGGGTGCGCCTGGTTCGGTGTTGTTGAATATGTTCTCAAAGGCGGCTAGGAGGAATGCGTCGAAGTCTTGCTCCGTCATTGCGTCGTTTTCGATCGTAAGTTCGTTAGCGGTTTTTCCTACGTAGGCGACGTTATAAGGGGGATCTGTAATTACGAGGTCCGCTGTTTGGCCGTTCATTAGTTTCGTGTAGTCGCTGCTCTTTGTTGCGTCTCCTACAAGGAGACGGTGTTCGCCCATTTGCCAAATTTGGCCGGTGCGGGTTTTTGGTTTTGCTGGTGGTGGTGGTGGATCGACCTCGACTGTTTCCTGGTTGCCTTCCATGTCTTTTAGGTCGAAGCCAAAATTCTGGATATCCCAACCGGCGAGCTCAAGGTCGCTTAGTTGTGTTGCGAGGGTGCTCTGTTCCCATGTGGCTAGTTCCGCTGTGCGGTTGTCGGTGAGCGCGTACGCCTTGATCGTGTCTGCTGTCCAGTCTTCTGGTGTACGTGCTGCCGCGATGGTGGTCCATCCAAGCCGGCGGGCTGCTTCAACTGTGCCGTTGCCGGCGATCACCGTTTTGTCGTGCGTTATCACGATGGGCTTGCGCTGGCCGAAGGTGCGCAGGCTGGCCATTATCGCTTCGATGTTTTTGTCGTCATGCTTTCTGGCGTTGTTTGGGTCGCTCTGAATTTGTTCAAGTTTGACGGTAATGACTTGAAGTTTGGTTGGGTTGTCCGGCATTGTGCTGGCCTTTCGTGTTTTTGATCGGTACTTGCTCGCGCTCCCTGGTGGAGGCGTTTTCGTGTGTCATCTCATAATAAATAAAAGCAC